GTAAATAATGATGAATGAAGGCGATAATCTTTATCGCCTAGTTTAAGTGTTTTTTCCATGTTCTACTCCTTAAATAAATGTTGGTAATATCGGCGCCGTTGTTAAAAACGAACTGTAATTCGTATCGCCTACACCTGCAATAACCCTTAAAATCAAGTTATCACCTGATTCAATAGGTCTTGCTGTGATACTAAGTTCAATTGAATTTGCTTCAATAGAATCCCCTTTAGATTTACTTGAGTCGCCTGATGGTGTTGCTGTACATAAAAAATACCAAATGCGTCTTGCTTTAACATCTCCTTGAATTTCATAGCCCAAAGCGAATGTTTTAGTTTCTGCGTTTAGGATTTCTACTAAATTGCCATTGGTATCTTCTAAGAAGCCAAAGATATACTTTTTAAAAGTTTCATCAATTTCTGTAAACTTTAAGGATACATTAGATCCTGAATTTGAAACTAGGGTTGCGATGACTTTATCATCTGCATAGACTTGTGAACTACCACCAATGGCCTCAGTTGTAATTTCTTGTGCACCTTCTAACCTGATAGGTGTTGCAAAACTCCAGCTGCCATCTACTCCTTGTGTTGCAAGTGCATAATGCACATTGGTTAAACCAAATGTTACTTTATTACTCATACTTATAAAACCTCCATTTTTATTTCATAGACACGGTTTATAGAACCGTCTTCATTTTGATACTCACTTAACATTTGAAACTCATACTTTGCTAAAGACAAAGACACCTCAAGTCTTTCTTCAAGTTCGAGGTTCTTTTCTTTTGTTATTAAATTGATTTGAATGGTTAAGATGCGCATGTGTACTCTATCATCAGCATAAAGGCTTCCTCTATTATAAATCTCTTGATAAACGATATAGTTGTCACTTTGTTCTAGACTTTCTTTTTTGCCATAGCTGACTTGTCCTGGTAGCACATAATTTAGAACTTGATAAAGCGGTTCATAGACTTCTTGCATATTAATCACCTTTTGTTATGATTTCTTTAATTGCTTCTAACATCTTTGGTGTAAACATATCATAGGGCGGCCTTAAAAAAGGTCTGGGACCGATATACTTACCACTTCTATGTGTATATCCAAATTCAAGTAAGTGTGTGAGTCCACCTTTATCCTCTGAATAGATTGAGACTGTTTTGTTTATCCCTGTTCCAGATTCAACTTTAACAAACGTATCTGCAAAAGCATTTTTTGAACCACTTCTTGGTGCATTTGTTTTAATGTAGTTGATGATCTCTTCTGCTGTATCTGTTAGTTTTTGTTCTAGCTTTGGTATTATCTCTTCTACATAATCCTCAACCATGTCGCTTAGTAATTGACTCAAGTCATCAAGCGTAGCCATTGATATCACCTTTTTTAATTGAAGTCCTCACTAGGTAAAGCTCGATAAACTGACCAACTGAATAAGTTCTTTCTATTTTATAAATAACATTTCCAATATCAACATACTTTGAATTGTCATAAATAAAGCTTTGAATTTTCACAGCAACATCTATTCTAATGTCTGATCTTTTACTTTCATAATATTTTCTTGAAGAAACACTAAAATTAATGCCAATCACTTCTTTTTTTGAAACATATTGATAACTCATGACACCGATATCATTTGGAACCATCTCCAAGGTTAGTAAGTTCATTCTTATATTTGGTGCATTTGGATACATTTTCTTTAGCTCCCTTTTGTTAAGGCCAGTTGTCCTACCAACATATCAAATGATTTAGGTAGTTCTTTTGCACTTCCATCGTTTTTAAAGCCGTAAAATGTTTTCACATAAATAATTATGACTGTACTAACCATTGGATTTGATTCATCATTTATATAAGTAGAATCAATGCCACAGCTTTCCAAATAATGCTTCGAGCTTCCAATATGTGCGATGAGTTCATCATCTGCATATGTTTCTGCTAATGGAATCAGCAGTGCTTTTTTTACTATATCTAGTATAGCCATATCATCAATCCTTTCTTAATTAAAATCTACCCAGCAGTTTGTGCTTTCTTCTTAATACGTAAGAAACCGTTATATCCGACAACATTACCACCTGTAAAGACGGATGCTTTATAACTGATAATACCGTCTTTAAATTTATAGTCTGTAGACTTACCAATTTCTACTGGTGAGAATACTGGGACTTCATAATTCTTCAGCGCCCCATAAGCAACTGCATATTCACCAGCCGCTGTATTTGTATCTGAAATAGCTTTACAATGAAAGTTGATGATGTATGGAATACCATCAATTGTCTTACTCACATAATCAATCGTATGGACTTTGCGGCCTTCAGTAGTCTTAAGTCCTGCAAATGCTCTTAAGTCGTTCTTATTTAAGATAAGAACTGCGCCACCTTCGACTTCTTCATCTCCACCATAAGCAAATACGATATCATCTAGTGTCGAGTCAGTGATTGCTTCAATTTCAAGTGCAGCTTTATCAGCAAGTGCAATAGCAGCTTCACTGAATATTCCAGTGAATGTATTAGTTGTTCCTGCACCACGCAAGATTTGTTCACTAATTTTCTTTTTGAGTGAAATATTAATGTTTCTTAAGACTTCAGCTTGATAAGGGATTGAAGGTAGTTTTTCTAACTCTTCAGTAATCTCTGTGTAAGCAGTAATCTTCACTTTAGAAATGGTTAAATAACCAAATGCAGGTTCTGTTTCAGAATAAGCCGCACCTTCTGCAGTAGTTCCAGCGATACCGTTTGATTTCACAAATGATTTCTTGTAAGTTTCGCCACCATTTAAGTTAATAACATTCACACGATCAACTAAACTTGAGACTTGAGCAAATGGAACTGGTGCAAGGTTCGTTGACGTATGATCAGGAAGTAAAATCTCTGAACTAGATACCTGGATGACTCTGCTTTCTTTCAAGCTTTGTCCACGAGTTTCTAATTTTTCTTTGTCCACCATTTGGCGGTTATCTACTTGAATCGGTTTAAATTCAGTTTTAGAAGCAATTAACATCTTCTTGTCAATTGATGTTCTTTCTTCTTGAAGGGTTGTTGTTTCTGATTCTAAAGCTTCTAGCTTTTCTAAATCAGATTCACTATCTACTATGCTTCTAATTTCTTTTAATCGAGATTCGATTTCTTTTCTTCTTAATTCTAAATGCATGATTTTTTCTCTCCTTAGATTTGAGTTTTAATTTTGATTCGTTTTTTGATTAAGTTTGATTTTTCTTTTTGCTCTGCTAACTCCATAGTCTTTAGTTCTAAATCCATAGATTCTAAAGAACGAGCGTATATACTAGTTGCATCATATGCTGGTGTATCCACAACCGACACATCATACAAACGTTCTATCTTTGTAATGGTTCTTTTAGGAATGTCTCCTTCACGGTTCCATACCTGTTCATCAACGGTAAAAGCAAAACTCATCTTATCTAAAAGTCCACTTCTAACCATTTTGTAAATATCTTGGTTGTGACTTGTATCTAAGAGTTCTGCTCTTACTTTTAGCCCAATATGATCAACTGATAGCTGCAAAGACTGATTTTTAGTTCTTGCGATAATCAAGAATGAGTCCATATGATTGTATTTCATCGGTACATCTTTCATTTTAGTTTCTTGTAAGGCGTTAGGTGATATTTCTTCTATAAAGCCATATGTTTCATCACCAATTAAAGTTTCTTGGTTAAAGACTAATGCATAACCTTCTAAAATCATTTTGCCTTCATCTTCATGGAGAACTACATCAGCAAGTCTAGTTTCTTTAATCATTAGTTCTTACCTCAACTTTTTTAGATGTTCTTGGTTTTATTTCTTGTCCATATGAGAACTCTAGCTCAGCATCTTTATATGAAAATGTTTCTAGTTTTTCCTTCTTACAAAAATCAGAGATCGTTTTTGTTTTTTTCTTTTTGGGTATCCAAGATACTCTTTAATGCTTCATTTGATATCTTGCCATTAATCGTTACTTTCATGTTCTTCTTCCTCTTTCTTTCCAACTTGATATAGGTTTGCTTTATCAGCATCAACAAAGTTTAATGATTGAAGTCGTTTGTTGCCACCTTCGATAGGTTCTAAACCTAATAAAGACCTTGATTCATTTAAAGACATAATGCCTAAACTCATAAGTTT